GACGATATTGGGAGCGAACAGCCCACGGAATGGTGCGTGTCCAAAATATTTGCAATTATAAACGCCAGGTATGAGGGCTATATGCCGACTATCATCACAACAAATTACAGTGGGGAGGAATTGGAGCACCGGATGACGCCAGAGGGTGGGGATGACCGGAACGCCAAGAAAACCCTGGACAGGCTGAAAGAGATGTGCGTGGGCATTGACATGACCTGGGAAAGCTGGAGGGTACGGTAATGTTAAAAATGAATGGAGAAAACAGCATAGAGAAGAAATGTGCATGGTGCAAGGTTGATACTGAAACTCAACCGTGGTTTAAATCGGATGGTGCAGACAATGGACTCTGCCCGCACTGCAATAGTTATAACGATTCCGGACAAAGAACAATACACATCAACAGCATGAAACAGATTTACCAGGGTGCTGTTAAGCTCATGGATAACCTGGTGGGAGAATTTCGTGAAATACTGGAATGTTGTGGAATTGATCCGGATGATTTAAGAAATGACCTGGATTTGGAAGAGGATGATCCAATAAATATTGGAATGTCCACAAGGGAGATTGTAAGAACGCTGTTTTTGGCTCGTACAAGCAATTCTGGTGGTACCAGTACAGAAAACCTTAAATGCCTTCTAGGAATAGAAAATGAAACGGAATATTTTCCCGTTTTTTCTGGAGAAGAAAGCGAATAGCACGGAGGATGATCATGGAAAAACAGAAAAGCGTTAAAGAAACAATAGAAGAAGTGTGTGAGCAGATATGCAATGATTACTGCAAGTATTCCGTTACTTCGGATGCGAGTGACGCGAGTGACGGAACGTGCGGACATTATGACGATTGCCCGCTCAATAAGCTGGGGTGATACGGAAAATGAGATATCCGGAAATTGAAAAATATATGATCGATCATGATTTGAGCATGAAGAAATTTGCTGACATGTGCGGAACAACAGATACACTGATATGCAGGCTCCTGAATGGAAAAGTAGACATCCGGAAGAGCAACATTGACAAAATACTGGCGGCAACCGGAATGAGCTATGAAGTTTGTTTCAGAGAGGGTGAGCAGCCGGGAAAGAAGGTCGGAACAAATGAAACTACTGCAGGGTGATTGCCTGGAAGAAATGAAAAGCATACCGAAAGGAAGCGTGGATATGATCCTCTGTGACCTGCCATATGGCACAACGCGCTGCCGGTGGGACGCGGCAATTCCGCTTGATCTACTGTGGGAGCAGTACAAGAGGGTGATCAAGTACAACGGCGCAATCGTGCTTTTTAGCACGCAGCCATTTACCAGTGAGCTGATTATGAGCAACCGGAAAATGTACCGGTATGAATGGATCTGGCACAAGACACAGCCGACCGGCTACCTGAACGCTAAGAAAATGCCTCTGAGAGTACACGAAAACATTGAGGTGTTTTATAAAGGACCGCCGGTATATAACCCGCAGATGACTCACGGGCACCGGAGAAAAACGGCAGCAAACCATTATGAGCGGGAATCGGATGGTAACAGCGTGTATGGCCATGAGGCAAGAAATACAGAGTATGACTCCACGGATCGCTATCCGGTGGACGTGCAGAGGTTTAGCAGCGGGGATAAAACCAAGAGGCTGCATGTAACGCAGAAACCACTGAACCTGTTGGAATACCTGATATTGACGTACACACGGCCGGGAGAAACCGTCCTGGATAACTGCATGGGTAGCGGAAGCACCGGCGTTGCCTGCCTGAACACAGGGCGTGATTTTATTGGCATAGAGCTGGACCCGAAGTATTTCCGGATTGCAAAGGAAAGGATAGAACACACTGGGAGGCGAAAAGATGAAGAAAGTCGTTAGATATCAGTGCGGATATTGCCAGAAACTGGCAGTGAGACAGGAAACCATTGAAAAGCATGAGGCTGTATGTATAAAAAATCCGGTAGGAAAAAACTGCTATATGTGCGAAATCGCATACCTGGATGATTATGAAATCTACAATGAGTATAACGGAACATACAGTACGGTGAAAGAACAATGTATGTGCGCCTATCAGGATGATGTAATTAGTTCTGTAATAGGAGGTGGAGAGGGGAATCTTGCACCCAGATGTGACCATTTTAAACGGGCCGATGATGGATATTGGTACCGAAACAGAGATCAGGCCGAAAAAAATTATGAAAAACTATGGGGTGAAAAGGATGGTTGAAAATGTTAAAACGGGTGTTCTTTATACGAAAGACGGCAAGAAAATTATGGATATAAAAGCCGGGGATATTGCCATTGATGTTGAAAAGGCGGAGGTTTTTATAAAGGCACCTGTGCCACCGCAGCATATAGAAATGACCATGAGCTGGCACATTACACCATGGGACATGATTACACTGGTCACTGGAAAGCGGCCGTCTAATAACTGGATGAAGATGCACGGCGGGATAATGGAGCGAAAAGTACAGATCCGGAAAGCCAGGAAAGGAAAGGTGAAAAAATATGCAAGACATTACTAAAAAGCGACTAAGACAATACATACAGAATTTTTTCTATCCCCATATTGTACGGGGACCAGAGCAGTACGAAGTTACATTTCGGTGCCTTCAAGATATGGCGGAATATGCACTAAGCGAGGCAATACCGGCGGAGGATATTGTAGAAGTCGAAAACCGGGTGACAACAGCAAATTTCCGACTGCTGGATGAGATCGGATTTGATCAATCTAGATATATGTTCCATCCAATAGATGGCAATACACTTTACGAAATGAATGGTGATTTGTTTGCAAAAGTGCAGGAGTACAGTTTGAACCATGACCTGAAAACCATGTTTTACAATATGGTGACGAAAACTGAATGGAAGGAGGACAGCATAACCGGCATTATATTTAGAATTTCCTTTTCGGAAAACAAAGACGAAGAGGAACCGGAGGAAACCGACTGATGGACAAAATTATTGTTTACACCGATGGATCCACGCTCGGAAACGGAACGGCAGACTCCTGGTGCGGATGGGCCTGCAAACTAATATGGCACGGGCATGAGTGTATGAAATCCGGCGGCGCTATTGGGATGACCAACAACCAGATGGAAATGACTGCAGTGTTGGAAGCAATGCGAAGCATAACGGATAAAACAATTCCCGTGGAACTGTACTCTGATAGCAGATATGTGGTTGAGACACTGAACGGACATTTTGCGATTAAGAAGAATCAGAAACTGTGGGCGGAGCTGATGAGAGAAAAGAAAAAGTTTTCCAATATACGGTTCCTGTGGGTAAAGGGACACGATAAGAACCGGCACAACATTGATGTTGACCGCCAGGCAGTTGAGGAATCCAAAAGGGCATATGGCAGGTACTGTGGAGGGCAAACATGAACAAGAGAAAGAAAACAACGGAATTTCTTGGCCAGCTGCTGGAACAGCAGTATTTCAGGGGCATGGGAAAATACTGGGCCAAAGAGGTGAGCATAGATCCGTGGGCGGCAAAGGGAAAGCCAAAGCGGATTGATTACATGCAGTTTATACCAGAAAACCAATGCTCCGTATCGGCAATAGAAAAAGGGACATTTGTGTGTTACGAAATTAAAAGCTGTAAAGAAGATGTGTACAGCGGCAACGGCCTGAATTTCCTGGGAGAGAAGAACTACATTGTTACCACCATGGATTGCTACAAAGACATTATCCCGGACTTGAACGGCGGTAAATTTGCAAGACATTTGCATGAAAAGTTTCCGGAATCCTCCAATTATTACGGAATTATGGTTGCAGTGCCGTACATGAGAAAAGCGGTTGATGAGTTTGAGGCACCAACGCCTATTGACTACGAACCGGCGGAGTGGAAGCTGGAAATAGTGCAGCCGTGTCGACCTGGACCGAGAAGAAAGGCAATGACAGAACTTTTGTTCTGCATGTTAAGGAGTGGACACTGATGAAAAAAGAAAGTCTGAAATATCTTTCCAAAGATGAGCTGATTGAAATTATTATGTCTGACAAAATGCTTGGATATAAGGCGTTCAGAAAACTGAATGACGTAGTTGCAAAAAGAATAGATGCAATTATTGATAAGCAAGGAAAATGCGACTATTTTTCTGACGAATACCGGAAGTTGGAAAAAGAGTATGAGAAGTGGACAAAGATACAAGAAAATTTATAAGGGAGGACGAACGGGGTGACAGCACCATATATAATTTTTGGAATTATTGTAGCTGCTGTGCTTTTGGGGTTGGCACAGGTAAAAAGACATAGGGCGAAAACAAAAGATTATTATCCCAGGCGTGTTGACTTTGAACCGCCAATGCATCCGATGTGCCGATGCACAACGATTCCGATCAGAAAGCGGCCAAAAAGATGCAGGAGACGGCCAAAGGGCCAGACGGGTAGGAAGCACCCAAAGGAAAAAAGAAGGTGATGCGGATGGAGTACACAAAGACAGTGACCACAAAACGCACATACCAGATTGAATTTTACCCGGATGCGTTTGACTGCACGGCGGGTGAGTTTATAGAGCAGCGTGAGCGTTTAGGAATAGGCACGCAGGCATTTAAAAAGTGTTTTATATGTGAGAGGCACCTGAGCATGTACAGAAAGCCGATTGTGGCGAGCGTTTCCGGAATTGGAAACAGGTTTGTATGCAGAGGGTGTTATGAAAAGTACAGAGATATGGATGGAGGGCAGACTGGTGAAAAAACAGAGTTGTAGAATGACAGTGCAGGAAAAAGAGGTCCACAAAGAGGCCGGAAAGTACAGAAGGATGACAGATCAGCAGCTGGTTGATACCGTTTCCGACCTGAGACACCGCGCAGAGAAAGCAGAGGCGCAGAGCGCAGAAATGGCAGCACTGGCCGAGGAAAGGGAACATGAGACTGAAATTGCACAGAGAGCTGCAGCCGCAGCGGCACACGCAATGGCTGAGAAGGTAAAGGAGGCGGCCAGCAGGACGGAAGGACAGAAAAAGGGAAAAGAGGCAGTGAATTGTTTCCTTGACCGCTTATATGAGAATGTTGGCACAGGTAACGGAATCGGGCGCGGAACCATTTTCAAACTGCGGAAGTTTTTGGAAACCATGACAGATGATGATTTTGCAACACAGGATCCGGACATGGAGGCATAGGCTATGGCGTGGGATGATAGCAGCTACATAAAAGACCACAGCAAAGCGAACCGTGGCAAACCATTTGAGGAACTTATAAATTTCGCAAACAGCAAATACCAGGCAAAGGGCGTGGCGGTTATGCACAAGGTACCAACTGAGTTCATACCGCTCCGCGGCCCACGCGGGCAAGTAACAAGCTGCAAGGTAACACAGAAAAGCTGTGTTGATTATTTGGGGCATTTCCGGGGCATAGCCGTTGCGGTCGAAGCAAAGAACACACAGGATGCCAGAATTGATTTTTCGGCCGTTCAGGAGCACCAGGCGGAGTTTTTGGATGACTGGATGGCGGCGGATGGCAATCAGCTTGCATTTGTGGCTGTGAGCTTCGGAATGAACAGGTTTTTTACAGTACCATGGCCATTTTGGAAAGCCGGGCGGGATGCCTGGGAGCAGCACAAACGGACGAAAAGAAAAATCAAAAAGATTGTGCAGGCGTATGGCTGGACTTGGGAAACACCGGGAACGGCCAGCGTGACAGCTGATGGGCTGCATCCTGAATGGGAAATCAGCACCGGCGGCATTTATGGGCTCCCATACCTGCAAATAATTGATCAGATAGCAGGAGGAAACAAAAACGATGAGGACAGAGGACCAGGTTGTTGAGTATTTCAACATGACACTAATCAGGGCGGTTGTACCAGAGGGGACACCTATGATCATGGTGTACGCATACCCGGATGATTATCCGGGAAACTATGTTGCACGCCTGTATGACGGACGGAAAGGCACACATATTATCGCACTGGCAGACACCATGGAAGCGTTGAGAGAGGCAAAGCCTGAACGGATGGCCGTGATCAAAAAGCAGGAGAAAGACCCGCCCAAAGTTGTGGAAACCTGGTTGTGATCAGAAAGGAGCAGCTGAGATGGGAAGAAAGGAACGTAGAGCCGCCGAGCGCGAGGAAAGGAAGCGGCAGATCCGGATGACACCGGATAAAATTCAAGAGCTGAAAGACAAGACCGCAAAGGAAGCCTGCAGACAGGTGGAGGAAATGCAGAAAGAAAGAGCAAAAGAGACCACCAGAAAGGCGCTGGACATGCTGATCTTGTTTGGAATGAAATATTTGCACGATAGCAAAAACTATGGCCGGAAGCGCCTGGAAGATTATTATGACGGCTGCATGGAGCTGTTGACGGAATTTGAACAGGGAAATTGCACATTTGAGAGTATCCGGAACCAGCTCGTTGAGGAAACCGGCATACAGCTGTCGGAGGTGTGACACATGGACAGAAACAGGCTGAACGCCAGCGGTTATATAGACAATACAGCCTATGAAGCGGTCGGCAATGTTGCCAGAGAAGAAAAACACCGGCGTGACAATGCGGCCAGTGAACTGATAAGAGAGGTGAAAGCGCTGATCCGGGGGCGCGGATTTGAAGTGATTGGAAGAATCGGAATCAAAGACAAGGAAACCGGAAGAGAATACAAATGAGGCACCTGCCTGAAAGGGTCTAAGGAAAAATATATCACAAATAAAACACTGGAAGCTGCCACCCGCCATTTTGGTGCTTATGGCAATTATCCGGCAGCTTCCGGGGAAAGGAGAACTATGGGAGAACCGTTTTATTACACAGAAGGAGCAGAAATTGAAATGCTTTATATGGGTGAGTGGATTCGGGGAAAAGTGGTAAGCGGTTACAGATTTCAAGATGGAATTATAACAATGGTTACTGATGATGGACGGCGGATATGGTGCGGAGAAGGATCTGGACAATGGAGGTATCCAGAAAGGAGCGGCATGTGAGCATGGGCGAAATAATAGAACAGATAGAACAGAATATAGCATTTGCAGGGAAAGGAGATACGCGAAAGAGATATCCAGGGAAATGCCCGGTGTGTGGGAAAGAAAACTGGATTTGCAAAAGCATCGCAATGGAAATGGGAATCAACACCGGCCACGGTAGCTGCCTTGGCTGCCATACATTCATGCACATAAAGTTTAACCCGGAGCGCCAGGAGATGGACTTGGAACGGTTTGAAGATTATAAAAACAGCCAGCAGTCCCGGAAAGACATGGATGCAATGGCCGGAAATACCGGATATGGAGGACAGGACGATGATGAACAAAAGTAAAATAGAATGGTGTGATTTTACGTGGAATCCGGTGACGGGCTGCAGACATGGCTGCACATATTGTTATGCGGCAAAGCAGGCAAACAGATTTTGCGGAAATATGCTGATCAACAAAGCATCCGACCAGCTGAAAAAGGAAAATGGCCTGTGGGTGCTGGAAAAGCCTTTTAAAAACGAGATCGGAAAGGTCACGCCGTTCCCGGTAAAGTTTGAGCCAGTGCTGCATGAATACAGGCTCCAGATGCCAGCACAGAAAAAGAAACCAGCGGTTATTTTTGTTGTGAGCATGGGGGATCTGTTCGGGGAATGGGTACCGGATGCCTGGATTGAGAGAGTATTTGAGGCAGCGCAAGCTGCCCCGTGGCATACATACCTCTTTCTGACCAAGAATCCATACAGGTACGTACAGCTGCTGAAAGATAGAAAGCTCCCGGCGTGTGATAATTTTTGGTATGGCACAACGGTGACAAGCCCGGAACAAATGCTTTTCCGCCATTTCAATTACCACACATTCCTAAGTGTGGAGCCTATGATGGCAGATTTTGGAGAGTACAGAAAAGAGTTTGGGCCGCTTACGGACTGGGTGATTGTCGGGGCGGAAACAGGCCAGCAGAAAGAAAAAACAAAGCCGCAGCCAGAATGGATCCAGAATATGATCGATGCGTGCAGAGAGACTAACACACCGATATTTTTGAAAGACAACCTGAAACCGTACTGGGATGGTGAATTGTACCAGGAAACACCTTTTCCACACTGAAAAATGTGGAAAATGGGGATAACAAAATAATTACAAGCACAGCCGATGGAAAACCGGCTGTGTCTCGTTCACAGAGGCAAAAGGATATGAGGATAATAGGAGAATTGGATTGTGCGTTGACAGCATTGGAATACCAGGAACTGTTTCGAAACATGGGATATAAACACATATTGGTTTATGTGGTCAAGAAACAGGGAACGGTCGACATTGTGATCCTGGGCGGGAGAAAGCGACCACCAACCAAGGCGCAGATCCAGAAATTTAATAGCATGAAAATCCTGGGCGTGTGTTACACGGTAAGCCGTGAGCTGTTTTTGCCCGTGATACAACGGCCTATAAGGCTGTGGAGCAATAAACGCTGGGATGTAGACTAACAGGAGGGGAAAACAAAATGAGGTGTGCAGTAGTATTTGTGCTGGGGATGATTGCAGGGGCTGTGTGCATGATCGCGTGGGCACTAAGAAGGGCAGAAAAGGAAAGACGGGAGGACAAGCGGGATGAGTGAAGAAATGCAAATGCAGGGGGGAACCAAAGGGACAAGCATGGAGCCCGGATATTTAGCGGATGCCTATGAGGCAATGCACAGGAGAGCAATAGAGGACGGCATACAGATCGGGGTAGAGATGGCAGAAGCACGCTGGAAAGCGCAGACAAAGGAGAGGTACAAAAGGAGACTCCGAAACACCAGGCTTCTGCTGGCAAATTACAGGAACTTTAAGGACCATGTGAGAGGGGCAGTTTTTAAGGGCCGGAGAATGAAGGAAAGCGCCCTGGATATTCTGGACGGCCTGGACGTGGACCAGCTGGAAGATAATTATTACATTGAGAGCATAGAGCAGAGCCAGCAGCGCACAATGATCATTCTGGCGCATATTGACGAAATGCTGAACCTGTACCGGATATCGTGCGAACAGAGCGGCAAGCCGGAGGAATTGCGCCGGTACAACATTTTGTATGCTGCTTATATTTCCCAAGAGGTAAAAAGCGCAGAGGAAATTGCACATGATTTTGATGTGGAAAAACGCACCTACTACAAGGACATAGAAAAGGCTATGAAGCCGCTTTCTGCCTTGATTTTCGGCATTGATGGTATCAGGCTTGCATAGGGTTTGCACAGGGCAAAAAGTGGGCATTTTCAATGCACTACCATAGTGCTAAAATTGATAACGTGGAGGATTGGATATATGGCAAAGAAGAAGGGCGGAAGCCCTGAAAACTATTTCAACAGTGCGGCCAACTGGCAGACAGAGGCAGAGCCGAGAGCTACAACACCGGAAGGGATTCCGGTATTTTGTGCGCATGATGAGCTCGTCCCTATTGGCAAGCTGGTCCCGAACCCTGGCAACCCCAACACCCATCCACAGCGGCAGGTAGAACTGCTGGCAACCATTATCAAGGGGCAGGGATGGAGAAAACCGATCACAGTGAGCAGGCGCAGCGGTTTTGTTGTGACCGGGCACGGCAGACTGGAAGCGGCGCGGCTGCTGAAAGCCAGTGTTGTGCCGGTTGAATATCAGCAATATGCCACAGAGGCGGAGGAATACGCTGATCTGATGGCAGATAACCGGATTGCAGAGCTCGCAGAGATGAACACAAGCGCCCTGGCAGACATGCTGCAGAGTATGGACACCGGGGAAATGCCGCTGGAAATGAGCGGCTACACAGCGGAGGACCTGGAAGAACTGTTGAACGCCCTGGGAGGCGTGGATGATACAGAGAACAACGGGGAGGACACGGTACCGCCGCCACGCAACATACCAATGACCCACGCCGGGGACATTTGGCACCTGGGACAGCACCGCCTGATTTGCGGTGACAGCACCAAGCCAGAGACACTGCAGGCACTGATGGGGGATGAGCTTGCACAGTGCGTGAACACGGATCCACCGTATGGCATAAGCCTGGACGGTGGAGGCGGCCACGGACAGCGGCAAAAGAACCAGATCAAGGAAAACGGCATGATTGCCAACGATGAGCTGACAGATGATGACCTCATGGGAAAGCTGCTGATTCCGGCGTTTAAAAATGCCGTGAAGTACAGCAAGCCGGATGCCGCATTTTACATCTACCACGCCACGGACACCCGAAGGGATTTTGAGGACGCCATGACGGCGGCCGGGCTGTTAGAAAAGCAGTACCTGATCTGGTTGAAAAATAACCACAACCTGTCCGGCACCGATTACCTGAGAGACTTTGAGCCGCTGTTTTATGCTGAAAAGGCAGGGCATACGGCCAAGTGGTGCGGCGATCGCAGCAATAACACCTGCTGGAAGGTGACACTCCGGGATGATGCAGGGATGGCCACCACATTGAGCGGCGGCGTTGTTGTGACAGATGGAGCCGGTGCAAAGGTATCAATGACAGAAAAACCGCCGAAGGGAAAGAAAATACGATACCTGAGACTGAAAGACGGGCAGAACGTTTTCTTGTATTCGGAGGAAAAGCAGGGGGCCGTGTGGGAGGTTGCCAGAGATACGGCAACATTCCATCCGACACAGAAGCCGGTGGAGCTGGCAGTCAAAGCCATTGTAAACAGCTCTGAGCCAGGTGACATTATACTGGACCTGTTTGGAGGCTCTGGCTTTACACTGATCGGCGCAGAGATGGCCGAAAGACAGGCCAGGGTGGTAGAATTAAGCCCCACATATTGTGATGGCATAATTCGCCGCTATGTTGCGTACACGGGCAATGCTGGCGTTACCTGCACCCGTGACGGAAAGGAATGGCCGTATGTGCAGCTGAATGAGGAAAATATAAAGGCAAATACCGTGGATCCGGTAGAAACCGGGGAAACAGAAACAGAATAACGGTAAGGACAGCAATGTCCCGACCAGATGGGCAGCCACACGCGGGCTGCCTTTTTCGTGCAGTAATGAAAATGCAACAGGAAGGAGGGAAACCGGATGGCAGCGAAAAAGAGGGACGCGCCCGAACTGTGGGAACAGCAGGACGGGGAAACAGCGCAGCATTACATGAAGTTCTGCCGATACCGTGACATGCCGTATGGGACACAGGAACGGGAACCGGAAAAGAGAAGCCTGAGAAAGCTGGCGGATGCGCTTGGAATGAAAACAAAGAACAGCCTGGAGCTGCTGAGCGCAAAAAACAACTGGGTGGAACGCGCAGCAGCCTATGACGTGTATATGACAGAGCTGGATCGTTTCAGGAATGAGCAGGATATTAAGCGTATGCACGAACTACACGCAAAGCTCGGCGTGCAGCTGCTGAACAAAGCCACGCGCGGCCTGATGGTTCTCTCTGACAATGACCTGTCTGCCCAGGATATTGCCCGTCTGGCAGACGTAGGCGTGAAGATTGAACGGTTGAGCCGAGGGGATTCCGCCGAAAACATATCCCTGAAAACGCAGGCCACTGTTGAGCACAATGGAAGCGTTGAGCTGACCGGAGCAATCCCGGACATGTCCAGTCTGAGTGACCAGGAGCTGGAAGAGCTTGAGCAAATACTGGGAAAGCTACATAAATAGCAGCCAGTTTGACCCTGGCCTCCTGCTGAAAGGGATCCGCAGGGAGCGGGCAGAGCGGTCCCTGGCTGAGTTCATAAAACAATCCTGGCCGATTATTGAGCCAGGCACAAACTACATAGAGAACTGGCACATTGACCTGATATGCGAATACCTGCAGGCAGTCAAAGCAGGAGAAATAAAGCGGCTGGTGATCAACATACCGCCGCGACACATGAAAAGCATAAATGTAACGGTGTGCTTTCCGTGCTGGACATGGACACAGGAGCCTGAAAAGCGGTTTATTAAGGTATCGTACAGCGATTCCCTGAGCCGCAAGCACAACGTACTGAGCCGTGATATTATTCAATCGCCGTGGTACCGGGAGAACTGGGGCGATGTTGTACGCCTGAAAGATGACGTGAACCGGCAGAACGAATTTAAGAACACCCACCAGGGTATGATGTTTTCCACCTCTACCGGCGGCGCACTGACCGGTGAGGGCGGCGATATTATTATTGTGGATGACCCACAGAACCCGCTCATGGCCAACAGCGAGACGGAACGGCAGGGCACGATTGACTTTTTCAAGAATACGCTGCAAACCCGACTGAACGACCCGAAGAACGGCGCAATTATTATTGTTATGCAGCGCCTGCATGAGATGGACCTGACCGGTTATGTGCTATCTGAAAACCTTGGATATGAGCACCTGTGTTTGCCAGCAGAGGCAGAGCAGAAAACAATAATCACATTCCCGATAAGTGGAAAGCAGATCATACGGCAGGAAGGGGATATTTTGAACCCGCAGCGGTATGACCGGGAATCCCTGGACGGGCTGAAAAAGAGCATGGGCTCCCTGCAGTATTCTGGACAGATGCAGCAGAGACCGGCTCCGGCAGATGGTAACATTTTTAAAAAGCCATGGCTGCAGCACTACTACACGCAGGCCCCGCACTGCAATATGATCATACAAAGCTGGGACTTGCCATTTAAGAACAGCGAGGGCAGCGCGAAATGCGCAGGTTTTGTGATGGGGCGCAGCGGATCAAATATCTATGTGTTCGACATGATAAATGAGAAGATGGATTTCACCCGGAACGTAAAGGCAATCCGGGACATGACAGAAAAGCACCCGAAAGCCAGAGCAAAGGTCGTTGAGGACAAGGCGAACGGACCGGCCATCATAGACACGCTGAAAAAAGAAATACCTGGAATGGTACCATTTAACCCGAAGGGCAGCAAGGAAGAAAGAGCCATTTCGGTGACACCTTATTTTGAGGCTGGCAATGTTTTCCTGCCAGACCCCAACATTGCATCCTGGGTACCCGACCTGGTGAAAGATTTACTGATGTTCCCCAAAGGCGTATACAAAGATACTGTTGACGCACTTGTGCAGGGAATTTTGTACCTGATGGATAAGCCATCGCAGACAGGCCCGCCGGAAGGTATGGGCACAGAAAAGAGCAGCTATTGGAGAAAGTGAGGTGATGACCAATGGCTATAAACGGAGAACTCGGCCGCATAGGACAGAAACGCTATGGCGGCTTTTTTTATGAGGAATTTTTAAAGGAGTTGCAAGGACACAAAGGCGTTGAGACATACCGGGAAATGGCTGACAATGACGATGTGGTCGGCGCCATCCTATTTGCCATTGAGATGCTGATCCGGCAGGCGTCCTGGACCATACAGCCAGCGGGAGCCGAAAAGATTGACCAGGAGGCGGCAGAGTTTGTGGAAAGCTGCATGAATGACATGCAGGACACCTGGACAGATACCATTTCCGAGATTCTGTCCTTTTTGACGTATGGATGGAGCTACCACGAAATAGTTTACAAGCGCCGGTGTGGGAAAAACAAAGATTCACGATTAAACAGCAAGTATGATGATGGTCTGATCGGATGGGCGAAGCTGCCGATCAGAGCGCAGGAAACGCTGTACCAATGGGAATATGATGACCAGGACAACCTGATCGGAATGACGCAGCAGCCCCCGCCTGACTTCGGACTGCTGACCATACCCATTGAAAAAGCATTACTGTTCCGTACAAAGAGCCGGAAGAACAACCCGGAAGGCCGCAGCGTTTTGAGGAACGCATACAGGTCCTGGTATTTCAAGCGCCGGATCCAGGAAATAGAGGGAATCGGCATTGAGCGTGATCTGGCAGGCTTCCCGGTGTTGAAAGCACCAGAGGGCATGAACATATGGGACACGGATGACCCGGACATGGTAACAATACGCACGAACATGGAAAGCATTGTGAAGAATGTCCGGCGTGACAGCACAGAGGGGCTGGCGTTGCCGAATGGCTGGGAGTTCCAGCTGCTGAGTACCGGAGGGCGCAGGCAGTTTGATACCAATGCTATTATAGAGCGCTATGATACGCGCATGGCAATGACGGTGCTGGCTGATTTTATATTCCTGGGGCACCAGAGCGTGGGCAGTTTCGCGCTGAGTGACAACAAAACAGAGCTTTTTGCCATGGCCATAGGTGCCTATTTGGACATTATTTGTGAAGTGTTCAACAACCAGGCTATACCGCGCCTGATCAACCTGAACGGTGAGCATTTTTCCGGCATTACCGATTATCCCACCATGGAGCACGGTGACATTGAGGATGAGGATATTGAGAAGCTGGCAACCTACATTAAGGACATGACCGGCGTGGGCGTGCTGACACCTGACAGCCAGCTGGAAGATTACGTCCGCGAGGCCGGACACCTTCCGGAGCGGCTGGAAGAGGACACACCAGGAGTGCCGGGCAACGGGATGACTGGAAGGAATCCGAGACAGCAGGCGCAGAGAAGCAGCACGGTTGACCCGGAGAGTGAAGGAGATGATCCGGACGCCGTGACGGATGAGGACATGCAGGCCGTGGAAGAGGCACGGAAAAGGCTGGGGAGGGATCCATGATACGCTTTAAAAAAATAAGAGTCGGCAAGGCTGCCGGGAAAGTTAGAAAAAGCAAAGGCGGGCAGGACGCCCTAAACAAGCTAAACGGCTTTTTGAACGCTTCCACAGCTGAACCGGCATACATCCTGCAGAGCACATGGGGCAACCAGCAGAACGCCATTACCTACAAGGAACTCCGCGAGGCTGTAATGAATGGCTACATGAGCGAAAGCACGTTCCAGCAGTGGCAACAGGATTACAGCAAAATGGTAAATGATAAGCTGGCCCCTACATGGGTGAACGCTATGGAGGCGGCCAGCCAGGGAATCCAGGAAACACACAGCGGGTTTTACTTTGACCATAACTGGGTTGGCGTTACCAACTGGGTAAAGGACCATGGAGCCGAGTTTGTGACCAATATCAGCACCGAGCAAAAGAACGCCGTGAGCGCCCTGATTTCCAGGGCGTACAGCAAAGGCGAAAGCCCGGAGGAATTGTCCAGGGCAATACGGCCCTGCATCGGTCTGACGCAGAAACAGGCGATTGCCAACGCCAATTATTACGATAACGTAAAGGCCACGCTGCTGAAAAACAACCCCAACATGAAAGAGGCCACAGCGGCGAAGAAAGCCCAGGAGGCTGCAGCAAAGTACGCGGCACAACAGCACAGGTACCGTGCCAATATGATAGC